GTTAATTTAAAATAAGTTTGATTTATAGATATTTTGGTGTAGAAGTTAATAAAGAAACTAGACTAGAATTTCTGAAAATAAAAGAAAGTCCATTTTCATATAAACAATTAGCTTATGGTGCTGAAGATATTATATATCCTTTAGAGATTAAACAATTACAAAAAGAACGTATTGCTAACGCTAATCTTTATAATACTGTAACATTAGAACATAATTTTATACCTGTTCTTGGTGATATAGAATATAAAGGAATGAATTTTAATAAAGAAAAATGGAAACAAATATATGAAAAGAATTTACCTATTTATAATTCTTTAATTATAGATGTAAATGCCTTTGTAGTAAAATATTATCCAGATTCTAAATTTATAAGTAATCAATTGAATTTATTTAATTCTGAACAAAAGTGTAATATACTTTGGTCTAGTCCTAAACAAACTGTTGATTTCTTTAGATTTTTAAATGCATGTCCACAAGAATTTTCTAAACAAACTAAGAAACTTGAATATACTGTTAATGCTAAAGTATTATTATCTAGTTTATATACTATTAATAAAGATAAGCCACAACATATAAAAGAGTTTATTAAGTTATATATTAAATTAAAAGAGACAGAACAAAAGTGTACTACATTTGGATTAGAGTTCTTTGAACATATAAATCCAATAACTAAAAGAGTACATTCTAATTTTAGACAAATATTAAATACAGGTAGAATATCTTCTACTGATCCAAACTTACAGAATATTCCTTCTGATGAAGAATATAGAAAATGTTTTGATGCACCAGAAGGATATGATATAGTAAACAGTGATTATAGTGGTCAAGAAACTGTAGTAATTACTAATCTCTCACAAGAGAAAAATATGATGAATCTTATTCTTAACGATGGGGATATGCATTGCTTTGTTACAAAAGCATTACATCCTGAATTAAAAGTTACCGAAAAGTACTTTATGGAGCAAATGAAAGCGGGAAAAGTATTGTCTGCTGAATTACTTCCTGAATTAGCGAAAGCCTATGAGAAACTTTATGGAATTGAAAATGTAAAAAGAGCCGAAACATTACAGGCCGCACAAGAAAGAATGGCGAATGCTTGGACTGATTTAGTTAGGCATTTAAACGAAAGTCCCACAAATGGAATAGGAGCTTTCTTTTCTTTTATTATGAATGGTTTAACAAACGCAACAAAAGCATTGGATAATTTTTTAAGTAGCTGGAATATTTTACAAAAAGAATCTTTAGGTAAAGGTATTTCAGAGGGAGCTAAAATGTTAAAACAATATATTGGAGATGCAAAAGGAGAAGAAGCTAATAAAATAGCATTAGAAAAACAAATAGAAGCAAGACAGATTTTATTAGGATTACGAGAAAAAGAATCCAAACTGATAAAAAAAGTAAATGATTGGAGAAAATTAGGAGGAACTTCCGTTGGATCTGAAATGTCGGAAGAAGAATTGAGAAAAATTCAATACAACATTGGAATTTATTCGTCAATTATAAAAGAAAGCAAAAACTTTTTACAACCAAAAACAAATGCAACGCCTAATGGAGTAGTCGAAACGGAATCACAGAAAAAGAAAAGACTGTCTGCGGAACTAAAAATAGAAAAAGATGCCTCAAAGAGTCGTGAACAACTGCTTAAAGACGAGTATAACCTAAAAATGTCTAATTTAGAACGTGAGAAAGAATTAATCAAAGACTTTCGTGATAACAAGGAAACTTCCTTGGAAGACATGTTGTTTCTTGAACAGGCATTTGCTTATAAAGAAATACAAATTTCACAAGCTGTTTATGAGGAGGATTTACGTTTAGCTAAAGAAAATAACGCATTACAAACAATAGCATTAAATAAGTTTCTTACAGCTAAAGAAAACGCTATAAAAGAAAGTCAAGACCGACAAATAAAATCACAAGAGGATTTCACAAAAGAGCAACTTCAAAAAACAAAAGATTGGTATGCTAAAAACCCTCCTATCGGAATATTTGAAACATCAACAAGTAAAGGAGATAGAGATGATGAATTATCTAAAAAAAGACAACAATTAAAAGACACCGTAAAGTTGTTTAATGAATTTGCTGGAGATTTTGCAAACAAAAGCGGTTTCTCGCAAACATTCGAAAACTTCTTTAAGGAAAATAAAGACGGAGTTTCGTTGTTCGATAAAATGTTTGACAAGGATTCTATGATGACCACAGAAGAAAGAACATTGGCGATGTTCCAAACTATTTCTTCGGCAGCTCAAGACACTATGAACTTGATTTCCGAATCGCAAGAGCAAAAATTTCAAAGGTCGTTAATTAGATTGGAGCAGGAAAAAGAAACTGCTTTGGGATTTGCTGGAGATAGCGCTGCTGCCAGAACCAAAATTGAAGAGGATTACGATAAAAAGAAAAAAGCAATAGAAGTAAGAGAGTTTAAGAGAAAGCAGAAAATGACTTTAGCTAATATCGCTATGGACACAGCACAGGCAGTTATGTCTATTATGTCAACAGGTGGAGGAACTGCTTTTGCTGATTTTGGTGTTTCTGCTGGTATATTAACTGCGTTTACTATTGGTCTTGGATTAGCTCAAGCAGGAATGGTATTATCACAACAACCACCTAATGAATATTGGGTTGGAACAGATAATGCGGAAGCAGGATTGGCTTTTACACAGGAAAGAGGAGCTGAAATTATTACCGACAAAAAAGGAAACATCAAGGATTTTGGTTCGAACAAAGGAGCGAGATTAACAATGATGGAAGAAGGAGATAAAGTATTTAATGCCGAAAAAACCAAACGAATGATGTTTAATAACGAATTGAACTCGATAATGATGGATAACGGAATAAGTAACGCTCCAAAAATTGTTGTAAATTCAGGAATGACAAAAGCGGAAATGAGGGAAGTGATGATGGAAACGTTAGGGGAACAACCGCAATACCATTCTAATTTCGATGCCAACGGAGCAAGCGATTACATAGTTAAAAAAGGAAACATTACACGTTCCGCAAGCAATAGAGGAAATTCAATTAAAACAAGATTCACATAATGGCTGGGGAAAAATTCTATTTCGTTTTTGATGACGAACCGAACAAACGTGTACAAACCCAAGAACCGATTGGCTATGGCGAAGTTGACTTCAATTTTGACCAGAGGGAAAACGGAATGGGCAGAGATGTTTCTTTATCTGGAGGAAAAGTAAACTTCAAATTTACTCTTTATCGTCACGGGAAAGCCTTTGACAAGATACTTTATTACGCGCATTACAGAGGTTTTGAAGCGGACGTAAAATTAATAATTGCACTTGAAGACGGCACGGAATTTATCGGGGAGCTTGATTTCGTTATGGCAACAACCAATGATTTCAATTACTTCGACTGTCCTGTTATAATGGAAAGCGAAACGCAAGTATTTAGAAGACGTGCAGAAACAAAAGTGGACTTATTTTCAAGTGTGGATATTGACGGAAACGCAATAACTCCATTAACTCCCGTAAATATGCTTTTGCTTTCAAAACCGTCTTTGCAAAATTCTAATTGGAAACAAGCATCAGAATCAACTATTAAAGCATCACATTTAGGAGAATACATAAATATTACACAATCTATTGAGTCGTCTGAAATATTAGATACCTTAAATCCATTTTCTTCAAATAGTACAGATAGGAATGATTTTAAGATACTGACTGCAAAAACAAAGCTTAAAAATGTAAAATTAAACATTAAAAACATCGATATTTCAATTTCTGGCGGAACGACTAAAGTTGCAAGAATATTTTTATTGAGAGGAGTTACATTACCTGCAATAACTGGAAGCACTTTTGAAAATGCAAACATTTTACATTACGAAATTTCAAGTTCAGATATAAACATAAACACAAGTTTGCCTGAATTTGTAATTGGTGATGTTGGACAAGAAGAAAATTTATGGTTGTTTTTGCTTATAACACAAGTTTTAGCAAACGAAATTACAACAGTAGTGAGAAAAGTGGATGTTTCTATAACAGCAGAATCCACGGCATACAATTCAATTGTTCCTTGTATTCACGTAATCGATGCCTTAAAACAAATTGCTAAATCTACCGCTGGACTTGAAATAAATTCTCTACGGTATGAATATGGAGGGGATTTATACGGAACAGTAATCACAAATGGTAAACTTTTGGGAGGAAATATAACTGATCCGTTTTATGTAAGTTGGGATGATATAATGCAAAAGTCAATTGTGCCAGAAGTAAATGCAGATTCCGAAATTCAGATTGACAAAAGAGTATTTGTCGGTATTGAAAGAGATTATTATACAAGTGATGAATGTGGATTTTTCAACAATATCCAGTTTAGCGCAATGTCGAGAAAGCCTAATCCTAAATATTGTTTGAATAGTTTTGGGTTTAAATATGAAAACTACCAATCATTAAAGGAGAATACGGAGCCAAATTCAGGAAGCACAATTCACGGAGAAAGTACATTTACACCATTCAATAAAAAAGTTGAAAACAGCCTTGAAAAAAGCGTGAAATGGATTCGTGATGCGATATTATTGGATGTACAGCAAAGACTTTCCACAAAAGTAAGTGATAGTACCGCCACGCAGGATGATGAAAAAATATTTGCTATTGATACTATACCAACAGAAGACGACCAAAAATTCACTGAAAGTACAACGTTGCAGCATACTTATACCGTGTCCCAAATACCGTTGTTGCCTTATTTATCATTGAGAAGCAATGGAGAAATTAACTTTTTGGTACTCGGAATAAGAACGGATACTTCTTTCACCATAGAATATCCTGATTTAAACGCAGGAGTTTATAATGTTTCTGCTGTTACGAATACAGAATTACAACTAGTAAAAACAAGCGGAGGTTCAATTTCAAGCGCAAATGATGGAGCAAGACTTACAAAATACACTTACGAGATAAAACAAGCCACAATACCATTAACAAACAGAACAGACCAAGGATTTTCTTATGTGTTGAATCTTCTTTCTTCTGAAAGATACAGTAATTTAAAATATTCAGTTCAAAGAAATATTCGTAATTATTGGAATCAGTTTTTGGCAACCGTGAATTTATACCACAAGGAAAAGGAATTAAAAAACACTTTCTATAAAAATAACGGGGCTTGCCAAACGGAATACGCCGGACTTAAAATCACGGAGAAAGAAGATTGGATTCCGACAGACCCGATTGTTACGCCTTATATGTATGAAAACGTTGTTTTTGCCAACGTTGATTTCAGTACATTCATATTTCTGCAAGGGCAAATAAGGACACGTAGGGGGTTTATTCGCACGATAGATAATAATAGTCGTGTTCTGAAACTTTATCCAATAAAGATGAGCTATGAGAATAAAAACAGGCAATTGACCATATCAGGGCAAGAAAAATTCGAAAGAACCTATATGACAATAGTAAAACAAAATGGAATCATCACTATAAACGGAGAAACCAAGTTACGAAAACTAACTTATGACCCGATCGCTTTGGAACGTGATAAACAAGTTGTGCTTTTCGATTTAGCACGTCAAAAATTATACAATGGAGTCTATTGGGATAAAGTTTCGATAAACGGAGCAATAGCGACAACAATTCCAGAATTAAAATCTTGGATAGACCTATTGTAAAAATTAATATATTTGTAAAAGAAAATTAGACTATGTCGTTACATCCACCAGTAATTAACTTATTTCGGACATTGAATGAAGCAATGACCTTTAAAAACTCGCAGATAAATAGGCATTATTTATTTACTGGAGTTCAGTTATTGCCGAATAATGCGAATAAATATATTCAGGTTACGAATACACCTAATGGATTGAATTTAGAAGATTGGACAGTAAAAGTATTTTCTGTTTGCGGAAAAGAGTTGGGAGATATTACAAATAGTTTTGTTGTGGAATCTTTGACAAATTCTGATAATGGTGACCCGCAATTTATTTGGAGTTTGCAAGATATACTGATAGATTTTGGATGGGATTTAATATATATGGAAATCACGCAAGCCGTGGGGGAAACTTTTTATTCACAACCGTTTAAGATAACGAGGGTAAACGAGGAAAAAACCGCCCAGATAAACTACAAGTATAGAGAAACCGACGAAATGCAGTCGATAGGGTTCCAGACTTGGTTCAAGGACGAAGACTTGTTGCAGGAATTGACGACATATTACGAGGAATCCACGCAAAGTTGGGTTGCCGCATCGATGCAACAGGGAGAAGTGGAATACTGGTGTACTGAATTGATGCCGAAATACTTGTTGATGAAACTGAAAAAGATACTCGGACTTCCTTTTGTTTACATAAACAGCGTTCGGGCAAGCCTAAAAGAAGCTCCAGAAATACCAAAAAAAATAGCAGAAGAGAATTTCGCACAAATGGAATTTACGATTAATTTCCATCCGAATGAAATTTTAGCACCACCAGTTCCGTTAAATGGAGATTGGTTCGTAAACGATTGGGATTCAAACGATTTTTTAATTTATATATAACATTATGATAAGGTCAGCCATACAATTATTAATTGACGATATTGCAGACGGTGTTCCGAATACTGCATTAAAGGTTAGAACAATTCTGAATGAATTAGCCGATGGTTCAGCACAAACAGGAGATGTAAAAGAGATTGATGTTTCTACTGCTTACATAGCTGCTAATTTCGACCCGTCAGGACTTGGATTTAATGAACGTTCGGGATGGGCGATTTGCAATGGAAACAACGGAACAAGAGATAGAAGCGGAAGAGTAGGGGTTCAATACAGCACTACATATCCAGTTTTGGGAGCAACAGGGGGTTCTAAAGATGCCGTTGTAGTTTCCCACAACCACAATATTAGAAGAAATAGCAATGATGCAGGAGGAGCAGGAGGTCAGTTTACTTTGGATAATTCAGGAACATCAACTACATATTCAACAACAGAAACGGCAGGAGTTGCAGGGACAGATAAAAATATGCAGCCTTATATAATTTCTTTATTCATTCAAAAACTGTAATTAAAGATGGCTAATTTTTTGACGATAGAAAAGGTGTTATACGGTTATTACAATTTTGTAGTAAACGGAAACGTTGCCGAACTTGTAAAGAACGACAGGAATGATGTTACTGGAGTTGGAAATTTATGCCACTTCAAAATGTCAAATGGAGCAAGCATCGTTAAAAAACAAGATATTCCATTCGGAAACGTAACTATAATTGATGGCGTAACTTCATCTGTTCCAACGAGTATGGATGATTTGATTGCTATTTTATATTCAGTTGGTTTTTTTGATTGGAGAGATGGAGCGGGAGGAACCGGAGTAGATAGATTTGATGAATTAGAAGATACATTCCCTTATTTCGGTAAAGATGGACAAGGATTGAGAGTAAATGAATCTGAATTGAAATTAGAGCCTTACGTGTTGCCTGATGTTTCAAAATTAAATGCCTTACCTGACGTTATTGTTCCTGGTCAAATGTTGATAGGGAACGCAACGGCAGACGGATATGAATTTGCTACTGTTCCAGCAGGAGCAAGTGGATATAACTGGTTATTTACTTATGTTTCTTTAGATCCGCAAGAATTTACATTGGCATCAAGTGCAAGTTTAAATCAGGTATTATACAATGGAAGTTCGATATTGAAAAAAGGAATAGACTGGACACAAGTAGGGAACTTATTAACCATATTACCAACTGTTACACTAGTTGGTGGCGACGAAATAACAGCACTTGGAAATTTTTAAAACAACAACAATGAAAAAATACTTATTATTATTTTTACTTTTCACGGGATTCTTGCAAGCGCAAACATATCCAACTAATCCAACTCCATTTGGAAAGATTTCTGTGAACACAAATGTTCCAACAACACACACTAAAAGATTAGCATCTTTTGATACAATTACAAAACAGCTAAATTATATTGATGCAGACAGTCTTCCTATTCCATCGTCTATTCAAGATTCATTATCTAAAAAACTAAATCTACCTACTGGGTTTCTTTTAGGTTTGGAGTTGTCAATTAATGCAGACCCAACAAAATACAATATCGCGGCAGGGTATTATGTAGTTACGGACTTCACGAATTTAGCTCAACCCGTTGTAAAAATCATAACCTATCCCGGAGCAACAGGATTAACGCCTACGTATTTAGCAAGCGCAAATAGTACTTATGTGGCTTTAGATATTGACGGAAATGTAGTGTCAAGTGCCTCGCCATTTACAGATGCTCAAAGACGAACACTAGCTATTGTGGGTAATGTTGTGCATTCGAACAACACGACAATTAATGTCACTAATGAGATAAAAGCTCCAATAGTCGCAATAGGCAACCAGCTTCACGATTTTATAAAGGCTATTGGTTTCTTGAACGAAAGCGGAAATATTTACTCGCCTAATGGAGCGAATTTACAATTAAACAAATCCGCTGGAGATATTTTCGGAATGGGTATAAATTCAGCCGATTATTTGAACCCTCATAAACTCACAATACCAAGTCAAACTGCTTTAACTTTTGCTTATAGATTTCAAAATGGCACGCAATTAGCCGATACACAAAATGTAAATCCAAATATTTATGACGTTGGAGGGGTATCAACTGCCACGCCATCAAACAAATGGACGATTCAAAGGATTAATTTATTTCAATCAGGATTGTCGAGAATACAACCGGG